GCGGCCACTTTACAGACTGGGTTTATAGCTTTTGTCAACGTTTCAGTGCTGGTGTCTTTGCCTGCAAAGGTATCGACTGGATCAGAAACGGCGAAACATACCAGCGGTTTTCACAGTCAACGCTTGATAAAATCGGTTTGCCGCTTGCCTATCATGTCAACACAGGCAAACTTAAAGACCGCATAAGCCGCTCATTAAACATTTTGGAATGGAACGAAGACGAAAATCAGCCCGCATGGTATCCGAATTTTGCAGAAGATTTTCGAGATGATTATTTTAAGATGTTTGAAGCAGAAGAAAAGGTTGATGTTTATGACAAAGCAACAAATCAATGGGTTAAGACAATCTGGCGCGCAAAATTTGGAGCGCCAAACCATGCTTTTGACACCTATGTTTATAACTTGGCAGCACTCGAAATATTTGCAGAAGACATTTGCAGACACGAACTGCAATGCAGCTGTATCAACTGGCAGGCATTTTGGCAATATGCCAAAATGAACGTGTTTTGTTACGATTGATTTGACACCAAAACAGCAAATAAATTATAATGATAATGTGTTAAAATCAAACGGAGTAACTTCCTTTTGTTGGCCGGATAATGCGTTGCATTGTCCGGCTTTTTTTATAGTTTTCATTTTTTTAGTAAGCAAAACTAAAAGAATGAGATACGGCATTCCATACAAGGGCAGCAAATCGCAGATTGCACAACAGATTTTCAAACTTTTCCCGCCAGCCGATAATTTTTATGATTTGTTTGCTGGTGGTTGCGCGATGACACATTATGCGCTTAAACATAAGAATTACAAAAAGATTGTTTTGAATGATATAAACCCAAAACCAACACAGCTTTTTAGAGATGCAATAAACGGCAAATATCAAAATGAAACGCGCTGGATAAGCCGCGAAGATTTTTTAAGACTTAAAGACACAGACGCATACATCCGTTATTGCTGGAGTTTTGGGAATAACGGCGAAAACTACATGTATAGCCGTGAAATTGAACCGTGGAAAAAGGCTTTGCACTTTGCGCGCGTGCTTGGTGATTTTTCGTTACTTAAAGAAATAGGCATAGAAAACGCATCAAGTTCATGGATAATCAACCATCAGGCAGAATGTAAAGATAAATATATAAAATGGTATACCGCAAAATTCTTACAAAACCCTGTTGACACAAACAAAGCTATATGCGATGCCCTTTTAGGGGCACGGCTAGAAACTCTTGAGCGTTTACAAAACCTTGAGAGGTTGCAGAGGTTGCAGAGTTTGCAGAGGTTGCAGAGTTTGCAGAGGTTGCAGAGTTTGCAGAGGTTGCAGAGTTTGCAGGGAGATTATTCGGCTGTTAAAATTGAGCCGCACTCAATAATTTATTGCGATATACCCTACCAAAACACAGACGAATACGACAATCAAAGCTTTGATTATGACCGCTTTTTTGACTGGTGCGCAAAGCAGACTGAACCGCTTTTTATCTCCAGTTACGATATGCCACAGGAGCGTTTTGTTTGCATAGAAAAAATCATGCACAAAAGCCTTTTATGCGCAACGTCAAATCACGATATTATCGAAAAAGTTTTCATCCCGAAACATCAAGCAAAAAGCTATACCTTGCCAGAATCTTTGTTCAATTTTGACGAAATGGGTTTCTGTAATTAACCAGATTGTTTATAGTTTTGTTTTATTTAGGCGCTATAAAATTGACGCATGGTTATTGTTGACAATTACACAGATGAAGATAGCGCACAGTTTTGGCAGGATGAACTTAAAAATTGCAAAATTTTGCTTGAAGAGCTTGATAAAGCAATTTATGCACTCATTAAAACCGGCGTTGTATCTTATACAATCGACACAGGACAGGACAGGCAGACTGTCACACGCGCGGATATAACAAATCTACAAAACCGCCGCACTGCACTTTTAATCGAAATCAGTACTTTAGAAAATCGCCTCGGCTTACACAGCTCCGTTAAGCAGATAGTACCACTTTTTTAAGGCGGTAAAAAATGGAATTTATCGAAAAATCAATTGGAAATTATTCAGCTTTCTTAACAACAGAAATCAATGAACTTTGGAACGGGGAAAAATTCCCTGGTAGTTTTGGCGTTACAAAACTTTTTGAATGTGTTGATTACTGGACACTTCGCAAAAGAAGTGAACAGCTTTTCAAAGAAAACATTTATGCAAAAGGTATTATTCGCCGCCTGTTAAGAAACGAAATCTACACAGGCCTTGTTGCAGATGCAAGTATAAACGGCACAATCTGCTTTCCAAAACTTGACCCGATTGGCGCAGAAGACCTTGCGATCAAATATAGCGAAACTTTAACCGAACATTTTAAGCTTTACGGCGAAAGCGCAGATGTTTTCGACTACCGCAAACAATTGACTTTTGGGGAATGGCAGAAACAGGTACGTTTTGAAAGTTTAATTTGTGGCGATGGCATTATAGTTAGCAGAATTAACAAAGCTACAAATCTGCCTTGCTGGGATTTTATCAACGGCAACCACATCAAAGACCCTATCGACTATACACCACGCAACGGCAACACAATAACACACGGCGTTGAGCGCAATGCGCAAGGCCAGCACGTCGCTTATCACGTTGAAGTGATACGCGACGGCAAATTGCACATGGAGCGCATCCCGGTTCGTGGCGAAAAGAGCGGGCGCTTGATTGCCAAAATGGTTTATGGCACAGAATACATGCTTGATGAAGTCAGAGGCGAACCGTTGCTTAGCTGCATCTTGTACATGCTTAAAGAGCTTGACCGTTACCGCGATGCAGAAGCACGTGCTGCTGTTGTCAATGCAATGCTTGCGCTTTTTGTTAAGAAAAACACAAACAGCCCGCTTGGCAGCCGTCCTACAGACAGCCTTGCACGCCTGCAAAACAAAGAGCCAGTTCAGCCACAAAATGCGCCAAAGATGCCGCCCCGCGATATTAGAGGAATGCAGCCGGGCACTATTTTTGATGATCTTGCGCCTGGTGAAGAAATCCAATCATTTCAGACTAACCGTCCTAACGTTAATTACAAGGCTTTTGAAGAGGCAATACTTGCGGGCATTTGCTGGGCGCTTGAAGTGCCGCCCGAAATTGTGCAGTTGCGCTTTCAATCAAGCTACAGCGCCGCGCGCCAAGCAAACAATGAATTTGAAGTTTATCTTAAAGCACAATCGCAGAAAAACGCCTTGCAGTTTTGCCAGCCGGTTTATGAAGAATTTGTCATTCAGTCGGCGCTTGACCAACAACTTGAAGTGCCGGGCTTGATAAGCGCCTGCTTTGAACCGGCGCGATGGAAAGAGCGCGCCGCTTGGCTTGCTTGCAGCTGGACTGGTTTGAACCGCCCTGCCGTAGACCCAAAGAAAGAAGTAGACGCGAGCTATTTAGCGCTTGATGCCGGATTAACAACATATGACATTGAATGCCGTCGCATTAGTGGCTTGAGCTTTAGGCAAGTAATGCAGAGGCGCAAGCGTGAAGAAGACTTTATGAAAAAAGTCGGATTTACGCCAAAAGCTAACGAAAACAACAACGGCGAACCGGCTGATTCACGGATAAACAAAAACACCGATGAACCAGAACCAGAAACAACAGAGGAATGAAAGTTCCTTACGTAAGGAAAAGCTATGAATGACACGGAGCTGATTAACAAATTATTAGACACATTGCAAGACGTTTCTGAAAAAGTCAGCAAGTTTGAACTGACTGAAAAGCAGATAGCAGAGTTGACAATACAGGTCAAAGAGCTTAAAGGCGCTTTCTACGCAACGACAAAAAAACTGGAAGACAGAATTGAACTGCTTGAAAACGCCGATAAGACAAAACTTTGGCTTATTTGGGAAAAAGCAAAAAACATTGCAATAACGGTAGTTATAACTGGCGTTGCAACTTTCTTGCTGACAAAATTTGGTTTTTCAAGATAAGGGGAATATATGGATTTATCAAAAGCAAAAGACGCGAGTTTAATCGCAAAATGGACTGGCTTAATCATTCTTTTGGTTTGTTCAGTTCTTAAATGGGTTGGTATTTTCACGAATTGTGAAATTTCAGAAATTCGCACGGTAGTGCTCACAATCGAAGCTATTTTCTGCACTGTTGACATTAACATTTTTGCAGATAAGTTTACAAAGAAGAGCGAATCAAATGACTAAATATATTTTTTTGATACTGCTTGCTTTTGTTGCAATTCTGGGAATTACTTGTGCTTTTCTGATTAAGTGCCTGAAGCTTGAAAAACTGAAAAGGGAACAAGCAGAACAAGAAAGAACACAAGCAGAAAAAGCTGCAAAGTTTCAGAAAGAAAAAGAAAAAATCTTAGGCGAGGTTTTTGACGATGCAAAGAAAAAGAACGAAAACTTACATAATGGCAGCACTGATGAGCGTTTTGCTGCTGCTGACGCAATCTTGCGCAACAAATAAGCCTGTTTATATATATGACACGCCTTATGTTTCGTTTCCAGCTTTTCCGGTGCCAACGGAAACAAGCTTTAACGGCACAACAAACACCGTAACCGTTCCTGTTGAATGGTATATACAGCTTGCAGAATACAAAACAGAAATTCAGGCAATAGAAAAATTCTACAAGTTATTATCAGAATATGAAGAGGCAAAAAATGAACATTAAACATATTCAAAGTTTTTTTCTTTGCGCTGGTAACGAATCTTGCTGTGCATTGTGTTTGTACGATGCAGCGAAAGAATATTGTGAAGAAAACGGCACAAAGCTTAACGCCAGCAACGAGCAGGATGCACTTGAAAAAGGCATTGATTGCGGCGCGATTTATTTCAATTTCAAAGATTATTCTGATAAAAAGAATTTCCTTGTTGAAAGCCCTGCCGATTTTATGAAAGTTTTGACCGGCAAAGAATGGTGCTATGCTCATGTTCCGGCAAACTATAAACCGGCAAAAAATGAAAAGATTATTGAGTTTTGGGCTTTGTCAAAAGAAAACGGCTTAAAAGGTATAGGCCATTTTGTCAGACCAGGCAAAAACACCTTGCAAAGAAGCAAAACCGTTTCACAGGGCTTTGTTTTTTCTAAGCGTGTTTTGCGTTTAGCTTAGGCTCATTTTTGTGGATTGTGCCCTGCAATGTCTTTTTTCCCCGACTTTCTTCCCTTGTCGGTTTTTTAGGCTTGCAGGGCTTTTTTTTATTCCTTACGTAAGGAATGAAAAAAAATTAAATTAAAAAAAAATTTGTTTATAGTTTTGGTCAAAATTTTAAGACAGACTGAAACCATGAAAGTTATAGAAATTACAGGCGTTGTCGGTTGGGATTGCGATTCTGAAACACTCAAAGCGAGCTTGAAAGAAATTGCATCAAACGACGATGTGCAGATTAGCATAGACAGCCCTGGCGGTGACTTTTTCAGCATGGTCAGTATGTTCAATATTCTTAGAGATTTTGCCAGAAATCACAAAGGCACAATTGAAACATACATTCAGGGGCTTGCAGCCTCTTGTGCATCCATGCTTGCCTTAGCTGCCAAAGCTGGCAAACCAGAATCTAAAATCATCGTAGAAGACTTGTCAATCTTTATGATTCACAACTCTTGGTGCTTTGAAATCGGTGACAGACGTATACACACAAGAGCCGCCGAAGATTTGCAGAGAATCGACGCTTTGCAGCGTATGATTTACACAAATGCAACAGGCAAAACTGAAGCTGAACTTGTTGAGCTTATGAATAATGACACGTTCTATTATGGCGCTGAAATTATTGAAGCTGGCTTTGCAGACGAAATGCGCAAAACAGAAAACGGCGAGCCAAACATAGACGCAGAGCTTGCAAAAACAAATGCAAAAGCAACATTTGCGCAGATGCAACAGAAAATGCGTGCTGATTATGAAAAGCGAAACGCTTTGACACAAAGCCGCGTTGCAGCACTGGCAAGCTTAGACGCTTTACAGCCAAAACCAATGGCAAAAAATCAAACAGTACAAACGGCGGCAACGCCTAATAATAATAACAAGGAGTCGAAAATGACTGCTGCTGAAATTAAAGAGCAATACCCAGAAGCTTATGCAGAAATTGCAAAAACTGGCGCTGCTCAGGAAAAAGAGCGCATTCAGGCGCATTTGAAAATGGCGCAGGATTCAGGCGACATGTCCGCCGCGCTTGAATTTATCGAATCTGGCGTGAACTGCAATGAAAACAAAGTGGTTGCAAAATACCATGAAATTTTCACAAAAGTTGCGCTTGCCAAAGCTCGTGTAGCCGACAATCCTCCGGATGTTGTCACACCATCACCAGAATCAAAAGAAGCATTGATTGACAACGCTTTTTTTGCAGAAATCAGAGGCTAAAAAATGGATCCAATTACTATTTCTAACAGCACTTTTGACCAGCTTTTACTTGGCAACAATGAATTCAAGAATGTTGTTTTGACAGTTCCGGCCGGTGCAACAATTGCCGCTGGCGAAATGTTGCAGCGCTCAAGCACTAAATATGTGCGTTCAGCTGGTGCATCTTCAGAAATTGACTTGGCTGTTTTCGTGGGCGATAGCGTTTCAAACGCAACAGAATCATCGGTTGACGTAAACGCTCGTGTTTGCGTTGCTGGCCGTGTTAATCAGGGCATGTTGACAGTTGCAGGAACTGCCGCAACAGACGCACAGGCTGATTTGCTTAGAGGCTGGGGAATTCTTCCAAGAATTGTTCACAACTTTAGCCAGCTTGACAGACAGTAGGAGAAACGGAAATGAACGAAAAACTTACAAAGGGTCTTGAAGTCTTCAAAGATGACAACGACCTTAAACAGCGCGGTTTCTTGTCTTCTCTCTTCGTGACAAGACCAAACTACTACACTAAAAGCGAAAACGTAAAGGTAGACATTGTGCGCCGCGGCCACAAAGTTGCACCTTTCATTAAAGACCTTGCAACAGGCAAAGTGCTTGTTTCAGCAAAGGATTTTACCACAAAGGAATTTTGCCCGCCGGTTATTTCGCTTTCTACACCAGCAAACCTTTACGATTTGATGGATCGCAGACCAGGCGAAACTGAATACGCTGAAATCGGCTCTTGGCAGGGCAGACTTTTCAATGAATTGAAAGATGCTTTGCTTGAACAGCATAAGATGATGTCAGAAGCTCTTGAATTGCAGGCTTCACAGATTCTCCAAACTGGCACACTCACACTTACCGATGAAGACAACAACACATCATATGTACTGAATTTTTCAGCCGCTGCAACACACTTTCCAACAGTCGGCACAGACTGGGGCGCAGTTGGCGCAACACCACTTGCAGACATTGAAAGTCTTTGTAACGTCATCAATTCAGACGGCAAACGCCGCCCATCATTGATGCTTATCGGTGCAACTGCATGGCAGGGCCTTATCGCAGATTCAGGCTTTGCTGCTGCCGTAAGAAAAGACGGCTTGGCACTTGGTTCACTTGCACCACAGCTTGAAAACAAGGGCGCTGTTTACCAGGGCTATTTGAACGTTGGCAGCTATCGCCTCGATATGTACACCTACGATGCTACATACGAGAAGCTTGGCTCAACAACACAGTACGCTTATCTTGGCGCTACAAAGGTTGTTATCACTGCCGCACCGCAGGATCTTGACTTCCGCGCTGTTTACGGCGGTGTTCCGACACTTGGCATGAAAGACCCATTCCGCTCAATCATTCCGTCAGAAGTGACATACGAAAACGGTTTGCGCGTAACAAACCGCGTTTATGAAGACGAAGCAGCTGACACTTTCCAGGCTGAATCTAAGTGCCGCCCGCTTCTCATTCCTGTTTCAATCGACCGCTTTGGCTGTCTTGAAACAGATAAGCCTTAAAAAAAAACGGCTGTATTTAATACAGCCGTAAAAATTACAGGGGTGAATGTATGAAATATGTAATGGCCGAAGGCCGTTCTATCATTTCTAAGGGCATTGTTTATGCACCTGGAATGGAAATCGAAGAAAAAGCTTTTGCAAGCAAAGCAGACTTTGACCGCTTTGTTGCTAAAGGCTTCATTGTTAAAGCTGAAGAAACAAAAGCTGAAAAAGCAGAAAAAACAGAAGAAAAGGAAAACAAGGGTAAATAAATGAATTTGCGCGCACTTGCTGAATTAGATTTAGAGCATACGCTTGAAGATGTTGAAAACGGCGGTGCGTGCACATTTACTTTTGTTCCCCCGGAAACTTCGACAGAATCGGAAACTGAAGAAAC